CTTGCAACTGCTGACCCTGACTATGTACACGCAATCTTTAGTGACGGCATGGCGGGTATCAAGAAGCTGCTGATGTCCAATGACAAGTTTGCTGCGCTGCTTAGCTCGTATGGAGTAGTGCCTCCCACCAAGATCAGCCCTACCACAGGCAAGGTAGCGTTTGCGTTTGCTAAGACAGACGAGGGGCTCAAAGCCTTGCAGGAAAGTACGGATGAGCGTGTGCAGACAATCGTGGCGGCACGGCTTGGTAACAAGTCTACGCTCGAGGAAACCCGTACACAACGATTTATAGAGATGGCGCAGCGGGGCAAGTTCCCAGTGCCACTACGCTACTACGGTGCCCACAGCGGCAGGTGGAGCGGACAGGACTCAGTTAACCTGCAGAACCTACCGTCCCGTGGCGAGAACGCGGGGCGTATTAAGAAGTCCATGCTAGCCCCACCCGGCTATGTAGTTATTGACTGTGACTCTGCGCAGATCGAGGCGCGTACGTTGGCGTGGCTTGCAGGGCAAGCGGACTTGGTACAGGCGTTCGAGAACAAAGAGGACGTGTACACCATCATGGCATCGCAGATTTACGGTATCCCGCAGGTACAAGTTACGCAGGGTGCAGGTAGTCAACGTCAGGTAGGTAAGACCGTAGTGCTTGGTGCAGGGTACGGGGTAGGTCATGCCAAGCTGAAGCTGTTCCTGAAAACTATGGCGGGTGTGGACGTGACCGAGGATGAGGCTAAGCGCATTATCAATACGTACAGGAATACGTACAGCCGAATCCCTGCGCTGTGGCGTAGTGCGGAAGATGCGCTATCTGCCTTGGCTAGCAATAACGGTAAGCAGGTGGATGCCACGGGGATTATTCACGCTGTACCGGGGAAGGGACTATCACTTCCCAACGGCCTGTTCATTCAGTACCCTGACTTGCGCAAAGTGTTTGATGAGAACGGCAAGGCTAAGTGGCTCTACACATCCAAAGGTGTGACCACAAACATCTACGGCGGCAAGGTCGTGGAGAACTTTACCCAAGCGGTAGCCCGTTGCGTGGTGGCTGAGCAGATGCTGCGTATTTCTAAGAAGTACAAGGTGGTGCTGACCGTACACGATGCGGTGGCTTGCATAGCCAAGATTGAGGAAGCTGCGGAAGCTAAGGCGTACGTCGAGGAATGTATGTCGTGGCGACCCAAGTGGGCGCAGGGTTTACCCCTAGCATGTGAATCAGGTATAGGAGCGAGTTATGGAGACTGTTAATAAACCCCTCATTGATTTGTTTTTTGATCGAGGTATTTCAAATGAGTTTGGAGTACCAACTAATTTTGCACTTAACGTCCCAAAGGATAAAGTACAGACATTTGTGCTGTCACCCGAGGTTGCATTGAGCGCCGAGATGCTTGTGCGTTCTAAGTCTTTTAAGATGCCGAATCTTGTAGACGTACACATGCCATACACGCATACAGTTATTGAATATCCATTGACTGACGATATTCGTAAAATACGCGAGAATGGCAGCATCAACGGCCTTGTAGAGATAACCCGCATCGGCGCGTACATACATGAGATAAAGGAAGGCACGTTTGCTTGCTTGCCTTATTGGGAATTCATCGACGGCAGATTCCAACACAGTGTGTTTACGTTTGTGTTTGGTATGGATGAGGTTGGGGTATTTAACATATCACTTAGCGCTAATGTCAATGGAGACAATGCCATTACCGCCACCATCCTTCCATGCGCATCGTTCATCACGGCCGCAGAACAGGCAGGAGTTACGCCCGATCAGTTTCGGCAAATACTTAGTGCGCCTGATACGCAACAACACATTAGGGAATCCGCCACGGAAATCCCATGCCTTATGTTTGCTTCCTACCTCTTACTTAGTTGCAAGAGTGGTGTAGGTAAGACTAAGGTGGAGGCACGGAAACCGCCTACCGGGCTAAAGCTCGGGGCAAGAAAACAGAAGGCCTATTCTGCGAGTGCTTACACGCTATTGCATTTGGAAGAAATTGAGACGGTTACATCCGAGGGCGGTATCAGTCGGCGCTCCGATATTTCCGCGCATTATGTGCGGGGGCATTTCAAACAACGATCAAGCGGTATCTACTGGTGGAATTCATTTGTTCGGGGTAGTGGGGCTCCCCGCAAGCGCAACGCGTATCTGGTAGAGGGGTGATAAAATACGGGCACCCAAATCAACCAAAGAAAATCATGGCACTTGCACATTCCTATTCGTCAATCAAAGACTTCGAGGGCTGCCCACGCAGGTACCATGAGGTTCGTATCCTCAAGAAATTCAAATCGAAAGACACCGAGGCAACACTATATGGCACTGCTGTACACAAAGCCTTTGAAGAACACATTCGTGATAAAAAACCATTACCAGAAAGTTTTGCAAACTACAAGCCATTCGTGGAACCTCTTGCCAACGCAGAAGGCGACATCCGTTGCGAAGAAAGAATGGCCATCAAGGCAGACTTCACCCCTTGCGAGTTCTTCGACAAAGCTGTATGGTTCAGGGGTATTCCGGATTACCTCGCGATCAACCACGAAAAGGGAATTGCAAGGGTAGCTGACTACAAGACAGGGAAGTCCAGCCGGTACGCAGATACGGCGCAGCTTGAACTCATGGCTGCTATGGTGATGCTGCATCACCCCAAGGTGAATACCGTCAAGGGCGTCCTTTTATTTGTAGTTATCAACGACGTTATTAAGGCCGAGTTTTCTCGTGCCGACTTACCAACAATCCTATCGAAGTGGGCGGGTAGGGCTGATGCGATTGAGAAAGCGGTAGACCTCGGGGTATGGAACCCACGTAGCTCCGCACTGTGTAAATTCTGCCCAGTATCTTCATGCGAGAACCATCGTGGCAACTAAACGTAACTACCGTGCCGAGTACGATAAGTACCAAGGCAAACCCGAACAGATTAAGAACCGCGCTGCCCGTAACAAGGCGCGTAGCGACTACGAGAAAGCCCATGGCGATCTCCCTACCAATACGGATGTAGACCATATCAAACCGTTGAGTAAAGGCGGCAAGTCCTCTCTAGGGAACCTACGGGCGGCTTCAGAGTCGGCAAATACCAGCTTCTCCCGTACCAAAACTGGTGCGCTGAAGTCCCAAACATCCAAGCGCGAAGCTAAAAAATAAGGTAAGATTTCCCCGCCGAGCAATCGGTGTTCATTGTTTCTCCTTGATTTGCCGGGTAGTTTAGCTACCCGGCTTTTTTCCATTTTCTAAAGTTCCAATATGCAAATAATCGACAACAAAGCACTGCTTTTTAATACGAGAAAGGCAGCACAGATCACCGCGTTAATCCCCAAAAGCAAGGTGGTTGAAACCAAAGGGGATGTGGATAGAGTGCTGGTTAACTGGGGGTTTGACGAAGCGCAACTCCTACGCAACCTAGGTATCAAAGACGTACCTAGCCCCATCTTGGGACGCTACGACTGGCCGGGTATGTTCACCCCATTCGATCACCAGCGTACCACTGCAGACTTCCTCACCGTACACCCACGGTGCTTCGTATTTAACGAGGCCGGCACGGGCAAAACAAGTGCGGCCGCATGGGCAGCGGACTACCTCATGCGCTTGGGTAAAGTCAAACGGGTACTGGTGGTGTGCCCTGTGTCCATCATGGAGACAGCGTGGCGATCGGACTTGTTCAAGACGGTGATGCACCGCACGGTATCCATCGCCCAAGGCACACGCCCCCAACGCCAAGCCATCATCGCCAAGGGCTACGAGTTCATCATCATTAACTTCGACGGCGTGAAGGTCGTTAACAAAGAACTTTTAGAAGGCGGGTTTGACCTCATCATTGTGGACGAAGCCAACGCAGTTAAGTCGGTGCAGACCGACAGGTGGAAAGCCCTTGCTTCGCTAGTCAAGCCCACGACCCGCTTGTGGCTGATGACGGGCACACCTGCTTCGCAGTCCCCCTTGGACGCCTATGGCTTGGCCAAGCTCGTCAGCCCTGACTCAGTACCTAGGTTCTTCGGCGCGTGGCGCGATAAGGTGATGCTCAAGATTACGCAGTACAAGTGGGCACCGCGCAGGGAGTCACAGCAGGTAGTGCATCAAGTGCTGCAGCCAGCGATACGCTTCACCAAAGCCGAGTGCCTAGACCTGCCTGACCTGTTGTACTCCACCCGTGAGGTACCGCTTACTCCGCAGCAGATGAAGTACTACGAAGCGCTACGCAAGCAGATGATGACCATCGCAGCAGGAGCAGAGATCACCGCAGTTAACGCAGCCGCCATGCTCAACAAACTCCTGCAGGTATCTCAAGGTGCGGTGTATACGGATGATGGGGATGTTGTGGAGTTCGATGTAAGTAACCGTGTAGCGGAACTCATGAACGTCATCGACGAGACAGACAACAAGGTGTTGATCTTCGTACCATACCGCCACACGCTGAGCATGCTGCAGGAGGAGCTAGTTAAGGCAGGGCATACGGTCGAGGCTATTCAAGGCGGCGTACCTCCATCACAACGTGCGGAGATCATCAAGCGCTTTCAGACGGAGGACAACCCTAGGATTCTGTTGCTAAGTCCACAGGCTACGGCACACGGGATTACCCTTACTCGCGCCGATCAAGTCGTGTGGTGGGGTCCAGTATCCTCCACTGAAATCTATTTGCAAGCTAACTCTCGTGCCCACCGCGCGGGGCAGGTAAATCACGTTACGGTTACGCACCTACAAGGTAGTCCCGTGGAGCGCCGCATGTACACAATGCTGCAGAGCAACATCGATTTACATCTAAGTTTGGTGGATTTATACAAACAAGTGCTTGACGAATAAATTTGACAGTGTATAATTTCAATCGTTGACATCAACAACAAAAGGAAAACACAATGGACGCAGACAAACTCGTGGCAGTGTATATCAAGATACGCGATGCCAAAGAAATCAAATCAAAGCAGATGGAAGAAGAAATAAAAGTGTTGGAAGACCAACTCGATGCAGTAGCACAAGAGCTACTCAACATCTGCAAGACTACAGGCCAAGATGGCGGCAAGACCGCACATGGCTCATTCACACGGTCTGTAAAGACCCGATACTGGACTTCCGATTGGGACAGTATGTACAAGTTCATCCGTGAGCATGATGCACCTGAACTTCTTGAACGTCGAATTGCGCAGGGTAACTTCGCGCAGTTCCTCAAAGAGAAGCCAGACGTCATGCCCGCTGGTGTCAATGTCGAGTCGAAATACTCGATCCTCGTTCGTCGTTCTTCTAAATAACTTCAAAGGTATATATGAGCAATTTAACTCTTTTCACTTCGGGCGAAGCCCTCCCTGACTTTCTGCGCGATGCGACAGACCCGTCCCTCAAGGACATTGCCGGTAACTCAGGCGGCAAGCAAATCTCCATCAAAGGTGGCGTATGGCGCATGATGGTCGGTGGTGAGGAAGTCGCTAAAAACGAAGACCGCTCCATGAACTTCGTCATCATCTCTGCAAGCAAAGGCGTATCCCGTACGTTCTACGCTGGTAAGTATGAAGAAGGCGCAGTCGTCAAGCCATCGTGCTGGTCGGCTGAAGGTGTGGTTCCTAACACCGAAGTGACAAACCCACAAAGCTCTAGCTGCGCTACATGCAAGCAGAACATCGAAGGCTCCGGTGACGGCAAGTCTCGTGCATGCCGCTATAGCAAACGCTTGGCTGTGGTTCTCGACAATGATATCGGTGGCAACATCTACCGCTTGCAGATTCCAGCTAAGTCTTACTTTGGTAACGCAGTGGGCGACAAGATGCCATTGCAAGCCTACGGTAAGTTCTTGTTGGGTCACGGTATTAAGACACTCTCCGGCCTCGTAACCGAAGCGCGTTTTGATACAAGCGAAGCAGTCCCCGTGTTGAAGTTCCGTGCAGTGCGCCCATTGACTCAAGGTGAGTGGGAATTAGCCAAGGCACAGAGCGAGACTGAGGATGCCAAGCAAGCAGTTGACTTCAAGATGACTGGCGGTAAGGATTCATCGGCTACGTTGGCATTGCCATCCGCCTTTGTGGAAACCCCTGCGTTTGCGGAGTCAACCAAGGCAGCCCCTGCTGCGGATGTAGCACCTGTGGCAGAGCCAGTCAAACGGCCTAAAGCTGCAGCACCTGTGGAACCTGTCGCGACTAAAAACGTGGCCGATATCCTCAGTGATTGGTCGGTAGACGAGTAATGGTTCAAGCTGCTCGGGGTCATAGCACCCAGTTCATTCGCAGGGTAAACCGCAGTGACGTACCTCATGTGGTACGCATGCTTGCCATGGCGTGTATCTCTAGCGAGGCTTCCATAGCGGAAGTTGCGGGGATGTTCGACGTGTCACGCGCTACGGTTTACAACTGGCTGAATGGAGTGTCGGTGCCTCGTGCCGCGCAGCTTGAAATCATGCCCAAGATTACCTCGCGCCTTAACAAGCGAAAGTAATCCCGCCCGGTGGGACGGTGGGGAAACCTACCGTCCTTTTCTTTTTAGCTACACCGTGAAGCTATATGACTGATTTTTTATCATCCGTACTGCCGACAACAGGCACGTACTGCACGGTGGGTATTCGGGGCGGCGTCGTTCGACAGAATTTTCATTCCACCCTTGATGACCTTGAGGCTGCCAGTTCAGCCTATCCAACCAAAGGGGTTGATGCTTATTATGCTCTCGCGTCGTTCCATGATGCCTCAAGCCGTAAGGCGGACAACGCAGCGTTTCTGCGTTCATTTTTCTTAGATTTAGACTGCGGCACTGGTAAGCCATACTCAGACCAAGCCGCCGCTGCGCAAGCCCTTAAAGCCTTCGTACAGGTCACCAAGCTGCCCGTCCCATACATCGTTAACTCCGGTGGTGGGCTGCATGTGTACTGGCCAATGACTGAGGATGTCCCCGCTGATGTGTGGGCGATACATGCCAAATCTTTGAAGCGCTTGTGTGTACTGCACAACCTTCACGCTGACCCTGCGGTGACTGCGGACACTGTACGCATCTTGCGGGTACCCGGCACTACCAATTTCAAGAACGGCGTGTCACGTCCGGTATCCATAATGGTATCTGGAGTACCTACTTCGCTGGAAGGGTTTATCGAGTTACTCCCCGAAGCGCCTGTGGACTTGTCCGCTGCTAAGATGTTTGGAGCAGACGCGGCGATGTCTGAGCTTACTGGGGATTACCCTAAGTGTGAGTTCCGGCGTATTGTCATCCGCAGTATGAACGGCAACGGCTGCGCACAGATGAAGCATGCGCTTGAGAACGCATCTACCCTAGAGGAGCCGCTGTGGCGTGGGGCTTTGTCGATTGCAACTCGTTGCGAAGATGGCGCTAAGGCCATCCATAAGTTGTCAGAGAAACACCCCGGCTACGATGCGGTGGCTACTGAGGCTAAGGCTGCAGAAACCAAAGGCCCGTACACCTGCGAGTGGTACCGTGACAATAACGGCGATGTCTGTAAGGGCTGCACACAGAAGGTATCTTCCCCACTCATCCTAGGGCGCATCGTCTTGGAGGCAGAGGTCGTCAATGACCAGTACATCATTGAGAAGCCCGAGGATGATGAGTCCCCCGCCGTCCTACTTAGTGTCCCTGCCTACCCCTACCCATACTTCCGTGGCATCCATGGCGGCGTGTTTAGGAAAGAGGAAAAGGCAGATGGCGAGGTGGTAGAGGTTGAAATCTATAAAGATGACCTGTATCTGACAGAACGATTCTTTGACGGCGACGAGCAAAACGGCGGGGATGGAGAAATGGTAGGTATCAACCTACACATGAAGCGAGACGGTGTGCGGAGGTTCTATGCCCCTGTCACAACTATTTTTACCAAGGACAAGCTACGGGACGTACTCGTGAAGAACGGGGTCGTTGCCTACGGCAAACATGTGGATGTACTCATGGCATATTTTGCATCAACCCTTCGCAAGCTGCAGACGCAGTTCACCGCGAACAAGACCCGGAGCCAAATGGGATGGACTCCGGATAACACTGGCTTCGTAGTTGGTGAATTGGAATACACGACAGCCGGTCCGAAGATCGCGCCTCCTGCTAGCGGCACACGGCAGCTAGCATCTCATTTCAAACCCACGGGCACCCTGTCCGCATGGAAAGAGATTGCGAACTTCTACGACCGCCCCGGCCTCGAGCCCCACGCGTTGACCCTGTTCACAGGCTTTGGCTCCCCACTGTTGAAGTTCATCGGGGGTAAAACAGTCAAGGGCGCGTTGATTCATTTGAAGCACAACGGTTCAGGCTCCGGCAAGTCCACGGCACAGATGATGGCTAACTCGATATTCGGAAATCCCGATGACCTGCTGATGAAGCAGGACGATACCTTCGCGTCCAAGATGCACATGCTCGGGATGATGAACAGCATCGTATTCACGATTGACGAGATTACCAACGAGAAAGCGGAGAACCTATCCCACCTGTCGTACAGCGTTACGAACGGTAGGGGCAAGCACCGCATGGAATCTCAGACCAACCAACTGCGAGCCAACCTTACTTCATGGTGCAACTTCACTATTACTTCGGGCAATGCGTCAATCGTTGACAAACTACTTTCCATCAAGAGTACGGCCGATGGTGAGCTACGCAGGACGTTGGAGATTTCTGTGCCGCAGTACAAGGGCGCGACCAAGGAAGAGATTGATCGGGTGTTTGGCGCTCTTTCAGACAACTACGGTGTGGCCGGCCCGATATACATTGAGTACATCATGAAGAACCTCGATGAGGTGATTGCCCTGTTGAAGCAGTTCCAAGCCAAGATTGACAAGGACTTAAACCTCGATGCGTCTGACCGGTTCTATTCATGCTACGGTGCATGCGTTATGGCCGGTGGGTACATAGCGCAGAAGTTGGGCTTGCACGATATCAACCTACGCAACATCTATGCGTACCTGCTGGAGGTAGTCGAAGCTAACCGCTCAGCTACTAAAAGCACTGTGGGCGATGCAGACCTTGTGGTGCAAGAGACGCTGGCTGGCTATATCAACGACAACATCCGCAACGCACTGGTGGCCAACAGCGTCAGCAAGAGCGGGGCTCCCGAGGCTCCGATCAGAGAGCCAAGCGGTACGCTGAAGCTGCGGTACTACCCTGACCTGCAAGAGCTTGCAATCCCTGCGGGTGAATTCCGTAGTTACTTTGCGGGTAAGCAGGTGGACGTTAAGGATGCGTTGCATCGACTGCAGAAGGCCAACTTCCTCAAACATGATGGCAAGTCTCACCCTACCCGTATTGGCGCAGGAGCGCTAGGTGGTATGAGTGGCGTCTTGGTTCGGTGCTACATCTTGGACGCTAAGGCACTTGGGATTGACCTGACCCCACTGACAAGTGAAGACGCTCCTTGATATACCGCAGGTATTCACCCTTGTAGGGGTCGAGTACTTCCTTGACTGGGGGCAGGTTGCCCCCGGTAATTCTTTCTTCATCCCAACCGTAGCCACGATCAGGCAAGTCAAAGCAGTCCTTAACGAGACTTGCAAAGACCTGCCCTACTCCTTCATAGTGCGTACCCGATGCGAGTACGGACGCTACGGTGTCCGCGTGTGGCGCTTACTGTAGAGCGTCTGTCCGGTACTTTTTAATCGCTGGAGCTAAGCGGTTCATCATGCGCTGCTCAGACAACTTATATGTACGCAACCGGTCTTCTTTTTGATCTTTTGTAAGATCGGTACGCGCACTGATTGTTGCCATGGTCTTACGGAGCGCCCCAAGTTGTTGTTCCATCTTACGCACGAACGGCCCATACTTAATGAGGTTTTTGTTTTCTTTAACGTACTCACGGTACTCCGCGCCTTGGCCAGTGCTTTTCAGCTTGTTGGCGGTATCTACCGCAGTAGTTACCTTGGATGCTAGGTCGTAAAAGTCAGTCTTAACTTGGCTGTCAAACTCTTTGACCCCTACACGTCCCATGCCGGGTAGCGACGCAATAGTGTCTTGCATGCTCTGAGTCGGGGTGCTATTAACAAGCGAGTTGGTCAGCAGTACGGCCGTAGCCCCGTACATACCCATAGTGCCTTGTATGAACGCATCAATCTTGGCGGGGGATATACCCTTACCATCCATTCCCATTGCGTCCACTAAATCCTTAGCCCCGCGCCCAATATCCTTAGCCAATGCGCTTGTACCTGCTGAGTACTGCATGTACGGCTCGAGCTTCTCCAATCCTGCACCTACGATAGGTCGGCCTGTAAAGAAGCTATGGTTTGTAGCCAACTCTACTGCTAGCTTGATTGGCTGTCCTACAGGCACTGGGCCACTAAATACCGCATTCCCTACAGCATCCGACAATCCCGCCCGAAGCTTAGCAGGGTCGTCCGCGTATTTGTCTGAAGACTGCCGAACAATTGCCTCTGCTATATATTTAGGCAACAAGAATACGTCGGGGCGCAATGGAATCCCCCATCCGTGCATACCGGGCAGGGTCAGCTTGTTCGCTTGTTCCTGCCTACTCATCTTCTCGTAATCATCATCGCCTACATTCATCATGGCATTGAGTATGGACATGCCAAAAATCCAAGCCATATTGGTTAACAATGTGTTACGAGCTTCTGCACGGGCGGTGGGTGCAATACCCTCGCTCTTGAGTACCTTCAACGCTACGCGTGACGCGGCATAGAACGCATTTAAGAACACTACGTTACGTGCCGCTGCAGCCAACTGGTTGTTTCCAACACGAGTACGGAAGTTGATAATCTCAAACGCTCGCTCTACGGCATCCGCCTCGGGTAAGCCAGAATCCTTAGCTGCCAAATAGACTGCTTGTCGCACTGCATTGTCTGCCGTCAGGTTCAAATGCTGCATGATCGCAGGATACTTATCGAGTGCGCCCAGTTTGCGGAGCCCCGCCTTCACGTCGGCATTTGATTTTGACAGCGATGCGTCGTAGTCATGCACACCCACCACACCGAAGGTGCGTAGTTCTTTGTGTGCTGCACTCATACCCCTTATATTTTTAATTGCTTCGGACACCGCAGTAAGGGGAATCTGGAACGCATACCGAGGCTTCAAGCCTGACAAGTACGTCGCTGCCATCGAGTCCATTGCCAACTGGTACACAGGGAACAATGGGAAGTTAACAATAGCCCCGCGGAATATGCTGTTCAAGTTGTCTACGAGGCCACCGATGAACGGCAATGCCGACTTAGCCATTACAGGTGCGCCCTTAAATACTTGGGCTTTAGCTGCGCTATCAAACTCTACGTACTTGGGGGAACCCTTTTCGAGGTACGATACAGTACGGTCGGCTGCGCGAGGGTCAGGGGTAACTACGGCTTTGGCTTGGCCGGGGATGTACTTGACTGCAGCCTGTGCCAGTTCTGTAGCCTTCTGATTTTTAATACCCCGCGCCACGCTATAAGCAGCCCAGCTTTCAAAGTTGTCCATCACGTCATGCACAGCCAGCATTGAACCTTTGAACTGGTGCTCTTTGGCTTTGGCCTGTAGCCCGCGGATGTACGCGTTGAAACCTTCTTTATCTGTATCCTCATCTGCGGAGTCCCGCTGGAATGGAACCCACTCGGCGTTATCCAGCATCCACTGCCCGGTCTCCTCAGACCAAATACCTGTCTCCTGCAGGAAGGTACGCAGCCACTTGCGCATACCCTGCTTGATGTCCTCAATCTTCTTGATCTCTGGCAAGGTATTGAACAGCTTCATACCTTCTTTGACTTGCTCAGGGCTCATGTGGAATACGTAGGACTCAGCCTTATCGCGCAAGGAGGCGGCAATTTTCTTCTTACCTTCTAACTCTTTAGCATCGGCCTCAGCCATCATGCTATCCCGCATAGCGTACAGAGCCAGCATGCGTTTGGATTCCAGCGCGGTACTTGTAAGGTATCGTGCCTCGGCTAGGGTAAGCCCATGGGTATCCATCATGCTACGGTACTCAGTCCCCAACGATTTCAAGTTGTCTTTGGACTCAGAGGTCTTGAACTTAGACGAGTTGGAGTCGTACTTAATCCCGCCGTCTAACAGGGCGGCAGTAGCTAACCCACTGTCGTGGAACGCTTGCGAGGTACTTAACGCTGCCAACAACCGGTTGGCGTCAGAGTCAGGCATGGACGCCCGGACTTCATCCCGGATAGCTCGTTGCAACGGAGCCGATACATCTAAGGCATCCTCTGCCATATTTAGCACACGGGTGATCGCGCCTTCTTTAGGCGTATTGGCTTTAACAGACCCCATAACCGTATCAGTTATGCGCTGCAGGATTGGCCGCGTGTCTTCTACGGGCGTGGTACGCCCCATACGCTGCAGAATATCCTTAGCGTCATCCCCACGGGAGAACCGGATGTCAGGGTTTGTTGGGTCGTACGTGCCCCGGTTACCCGTAGCGGATTTAATTTGTTCAGGGCGGAAAGTAACAATCTCAACTTCGCTCATTGCTCCCGGTTGTTTGTCTAGATCACCAGTAATAACGCCATCAAACCCGGCTAACTCAAGCGCGTTCTTGATGTAGTTGGACCTGTCATTAGACAAAACTGCGGCACGTTGCACTAAGTACCAGCTACTAAATGTGCTATTGCCAGCTTCGCCTTCAGCGGCTTTAAAGTGCTTGCCCAATTTTGGGTCATTGCGAATAAGTTGCTTTTGCGCTTCGGTAAGGTCAGTGCTAGTTGTGTTAAACGGATTGCTAATTGCCAAATACACGGGCATAACAAAAGCGTTTTTCTCGCCTGCAAAAGCCCCTGCCGTATCAGCCGACTGCGCAAAGTAAAAGCCCTTGCCTAGATACTCACCAGAACTAGAACCGCTGCGACTAATGTCGAACGTATTAAAATTTTTATTTGTGCCGTGGTACACGACCAACGCCTTGCCATCTTTACCAACTATCTTGCTATCGCCAAACCACCGCTTGAACGCTTCCGTAGTAGGTGCTGTAATCTTGCCGCGTAAGTTAAACCGGGTGCCCCCGTCAGCAGCTACTGCACTGCCTCCTGACTCCACAAACGCCCGTGCTGGCAAGATGAACTTAGCGATGATGTCGTTGTTCGTCATCTGCAGACTAGGCATGATCTTGCGAATGAACGCACGGATGGCCGCTACTGCCCGTTGGACAATACCCAGTGTCGGTTTGGTTTGCGCCAAATTAGCCAGCACTTCCTCTGCGGCTTCCGATGCTTGTTGGGGGTCGGACAAGTCCAACCCGTACTTAGCCGCCACGGCTTCCATCTCAGCTTTATAGGTAGTCTCAACGGCTTTCAGTTCGGTATCAAGCGCAGTGCCAAACACCCCACGTAATCCGAAGTGTCCAAGGGCTTCGTGCGCCAGCGTAGTCATTACATCTGCTGCACTGTTTACTTGGCCGGATACGATAAACACCTTGCCGTCATGGTAGAAACCTGCGGGCGAGCCTTTGGCTCCTCCGGCTAACTGCTCGTTGTTGTGGTCACGTACTGCTTGCGGCACTGCAGCATCGTTCATATCCCGCACAACTATCACTTCTGGCGCGTTCTTCCAATTGGCCATGATCCGGGCAACAATAGCCTTGACCTTCTCATGCGGCATAGGCGTTGCTGGGGTTTCGGTACGCTGGAACCGGGGCTTATTGGCTTGCTCAACTAAGAAGTTAAACGCCATCTCCTCGCTCAGGTCATCCTCTTTCCCCGCAGAAACATCTTTTCCTTTTTTCTCTTGTACGGCCTCTAAATGCCGTTTTGCATCCTGCTTGTCTTTTGCAGAAACCTGTGGGCTTCTTATGAGTTCTTTCAAAGCCCCAACAATTTGGGCAGTGGAGATCGTGCTGGCTTTCGGCGCTTTTTGTTGTACGGCTGCCTTTTCTTCTTCGTCGGTCGCCGCTTCCAATTTCTGAGCAGCCTCTTCCGCACGTCGCAAGGCTTCCGCACGGTTTGCTTTGCTCTGATCTTCCACAACCGTACGCTGCTCAGGGGCAGGTTTACCCATGGCACTAGCTTGAGCTTGTTCAGCGAGCCGTGTTGCAATATCGGCGGCTTCCTGTTGACGGGCAATCTCAGCGGTGTCTACTTTAACCCGGCGCTTCAGTGTAGGAGGCTTGATTCCTTGCTGTTGAGTTCCTGTAGTAGTAGGTTGCTCAGGAGGAACCAGTCGCTGTCCTTCAAGTCCTTCAGGTTGTCCGGTGGTGACTCCGGCTGCGGGTGCAGCTTCGTTGGCATCTGTAGGTGGAACAGATACATCCACGCTTGGCTTACGTCCTCTGGCTCGAGGGGTCGGCTGAATTGCAGGCTGCGTACTGGGCGCATTTTGGGGCTCCTTGGGCGTTACATTGGCAACGATCTCTTTAATTACCTTCTGCAGCCCTTTGTTGTTTGGCACTACCAATCGGTTGTAAGCGATCTCCATTTGAACTTGGTCAGGGGTTTTCCCTAATATGTTATCTACCAACCATTGTCGGTTGGGCTTGGACATAGATGCCCCGAAGGCAGTTACTTCTGCCTCAGATATCGGGTTGGGCGTAGCCATATCTAACCGCTGTTGGCCTGCGGCTTCTAACTCTGCTTGGGTAGGTGCGATACCTGCATCGTTTAGAACTTCGGTAGTAGGGGGCAGGTCCGCAGCAATTACGTCGCCTAGACCAACATCTCTGTCAGGTCCAACAAAAGGACGTAGTGGGTTGCCGTTGGCATCTACTTCAGGGGGTAACCGGTCCGTGGTACCGACGCCGGCCATTTCCATCTGTGCGCCTTCTGGAGGCAGGTTAAACGCAGACTGCTTAGCTTTTGCTTCATCTCCAGCAGTGGGGAAGGGTCGCTTGGTTTGTGCCTCAACGTCCGCTATATTGATAGCGTCCATCTTTGCAGAGAGCTCAGCGATAGCCGCTTTGACTTCGGGAGTCTGGGGTTCTTGTTTTAACTGCTCGCGGGCTTGCCACATGGTGCCGTAGGTAGCGGGCGCTTCTGATACTGGAGTAACGGGCTCTGTAGTAGGTTGAGTATCTACGGTTGTGCGTACGTCTGAAACAGATTTAGGTTGCGCACCGCTGCCTTGTACGGCACTGACTGAACCAGCAGCTAAAGCACCCAGAGCCGCATCCCCTGCAGCCCGTCCGGCAACACCTTGGAATGTATCCACATCGAAGCCAGCGCGTTGTAACGCCCGGTTCTGCGCAGTCTTTTCTTGGCCTCCTTGGAGACCTTCCATTGGGGCTTCTTCTAGCACCGCTTTACCAATGGCTTTTTTAGTCCCGCCTTTTACCAACTGTTCTTCTACACCGAAGCGAGCGCCTGCTGCACCCAAGAGGGTACCTCCAGCAATATCCAAAGCGTTTTCTTTGTTGTACTCTTGGGCTATAGCAGCTTGCTCTTTGGCCTTGGCATCTGACATCGTGCCTTTTAGTCGGTCGTACACCGCATCGTATATGGAGCCTTTTATGGAGCCTGCGCCTTGTGCAGCACCTACGATTGTGTTGATTACTCGCACCGTAGCGGGTAGAAGTTTGGCTGCCCCGCCAACAAGACCAGTAACTAAGTAAGGTACAACAGACCCAACGGCTTGGGCAGTAGATTCAATTGGGGCTTCTACAACAGCGCCCAACTCAGCGCCGACTTCATTTAAGAACCCAGTACCTTCCGCAGCTTTAATCTTGGCCTGACGTGCGGCCTGTTCGGCTTGGCGTTCAGGAGTTTTCATTTCCCCCAACGCAGACTGCCCACGCCCTAGGGCTGCTGATACGGCATTGTCCGCACCAAATACATCGGTCAGCGACTTGCCCGCCCCAATGACACCTTGCCCCAACCCTAACGCGGTATTCCCAAGGGAGAACCCAGCAGATTTGGTAGGTGCTGGGGCCTGTGTATGTGTGTAGTTCGCCCATTGCCATGCCGTGTTTGCGTCTGGGGCGTCCACTTCATAGGTTTTGCCTTGGACATCAACTTCATACGTTGGCATAAATTACCCTTTTATTTTTTAAGGCGAACGGCTCCGGGAGGAGGTGTGGACATTGTAGGCGCAGGAGCCGCATCCTCCATTTGTAGTGGTATCCCGTTGCGTTTATATGCCGCTATCCTATAGACCGCTTCGTCCCGAGCCATTTCAGCAATTGCATCTTGATCTCCCATTTGCGCGTCCATAGCCCTTGGGTGCTTAGCCATGTGGGCTTTTACAACCAACTCCGCATTAGCGCGGGCTCGGTCTTGCTGCTCTCGCTCGTTTAGTTTAAGTTGTGCGGCTCTATAGTCCGCCTGACCTGCTGCAGTTTGTGCATGCGATACGGCTGAAAGCGCTGCTGCTTGTCTACGGGCAAGAGCGCTATCGTGAGAAATTTCTTTCTGTGTCTGCGTCCTGCGGTTGACATCCATTACCGTAGTACCCTGTTTGCCAGCTTCTGCAATACGGGCCCGGGCTTTTTCAAGTCCAGATACGGCCGCGTTATAGGCACCGAGGTCATTCTCGCGGATAGCCTTCTCCATAGCCTCATTTAAGGTATTTATTGCAGTTTGGTTAGCGATATCTTGCGTTGTGTATCCTTCTCGGGCTTTGGTAATAGCCGAAGACACTCCTTGGAATTGTTGGCCGGGAAGAGCGTGAACATTCTCCCCCATGCGTTCTAACCCAGTTAGCCAAGAGGGATTACGCTCAGCGGCTTGCCGAGCATAAAGCGCCTCAATTCCAGCGATACGTTTCTTCTGGTTTTCAATGGCGGCAAGGTCGTTTTTACCAATACGTTCGTTATACCGAGCCTCTTGCTCCGTCGCAAATTTTTCA